GGTCGTCCAAACGCGCACGCTTTCTCTAGCGACAGCTGCGAACTCTCCTAAACCCTTGCGCTGCAAGGGATCTCACCTTTTTCTTAAACAAGACTACTCCTAAGACAGTTTAGGAGGGTTTAGCAGCAGTTAAGTTAACGGCAGTGCTACTTAACTCCGTGCTGGTTACGTTCGCTGAGTTTGCAGCGATCAGGGGATGCACGAAAGCTGCTGTTACTCACGCCAGCAAGAGCCGAATTGCTGCGGCTGTTGTGGTGAAGGATGAGAAGAAGTGGCTGGATCGTGATCTTGCGTTGGAGCTGTGGAACAAGAACACGGCCGCTACTCATGCAAGCAAGGTGAGCAAGCCTGATCCGGTGGAGCCACCACCGCGTGATGCTGGTGAGCTGAAGCGGCGCGTGGCTGGCTTGCCTGATGATCTGATCCCGGAGCTGAATGAGAGCAGAGCGCGGCGTGAGCACTACCAGGCTGAGCTGGCGAAGCTGGAGGTGGATCTGAAGCGCCGTGAACTGGTGCCGGCTGTTGAGGTGAAGAAGGAGGCCTTCGCGCTGGGGCGGAGTGTGCGTGAGGCGTTAGCGAATTTGGCGGACAGGCTGAGCCACCAGCTGGCCGGCGAGACCGATCCGGCACGGATCCATCAGGTGCTGAGTGAAGAACACCGTGCTGCGCTGGTGGAGCTGGCTGATGGTTAGTCCGTGGCGCGCGGGATTCTTGGATGGCCTGCGGCCTGAGGAACCGTTGACGGTCTCGGAGTGGTCGGACCGCTATCGAAAGCTGAGCAGCAAGGCAAGCGCAGAGCCTGGTCCATGGCGGACCTCAAGGACGCCTTACCTCAAGGAGCCGATGGACTGCCTGAGCAGCACGAGCAGCGTGCAGCGGGTGGTGATGATGTTCGCTGCACAAACCGGGAAGAGCGAAAGTGGCATTAATTTTTTGGGGTATGTAATCGACCATGCGCCTGGTCCGATGCTGTGCGTGCAGCCAACGGTGGAGATGGCGAAACGCTTGAGCAAGCAGCGGCTGGAGAGCTTGATCAGTGAAACGCCATGCCTATCGGAGAAGATTGCACCAGCTAGGGCAAGGGACTCGGGCAACACGATGTTCAGCAAGGAGTTCAGCGGCGGGATCATGCTGCTGACCGGGGCGAACAGCGCCACTGGCCTCAGATCTGCCCCCTGTAGGTATTTGTTCCTAGATGAGATCGACGCCTTCCCAAGCGATGTGGATGGCGAGGGTGATCCAGTCGCACTGGCCGAGCGACGGACGACAACATTCGCGCGGCGAAAGATCTTGCTGACCAGCACGCCAACGGTGAAGGACTTCAGTCGGATCGAGACGGAGTATGAACGCAGCGACCAGCGGCGGTTCTATGTGCCGTGTCCCTGCTGCGGTGAGATGCAGTGGCTGCAGTGGTCAAGGCTGAAGTGGGAGGAGGGCAGGCCGGAGACTGCGAAGTATGAGTGCGAGAAATGCGGCGAGCGATTCGAGGAGGTGCACAAGCCGCGGATGCTGGCTGCTGGTGAATGGCGTGCGACGGCACCAAACGATGGGAAGACTGCTGGCTTCCATCTGTCGGGGTTGTATAGCCCGCTGGGATGGTGCAGCTGGGAGCAGCTGGTAGATGACTTCCTGCGTGCGAAGGGCGACGGTCCAGCGCTGAAGGCCTTCGTGAACACTCGGCTTGCAGAGACTTGGGAGGAGGACTATGCCGCGGCCGTGAATGCTGATGGCCTGATGGCCAAGCGGCTGGCGTATGAACCTGGCACTTGCCCTGATGGCGTGGTGCTACTGACGGCTGGCGTCGACGTGCAGGACAACCGTCTGGCCGTGAGTGTGTGGGGTTGGGGCGAAGGCGAGACCGGCTGGCTGGTGTGGCACCAAGAGCTGATGGGCGACCCGACGCAGGTGGAGGTGTGGAAGCAGCTGGATCAGGTATTGGCTACTGGCTGGGCAACAGCTGGCGGGAAGGAGTTGAAGATCGCGCAGATGGCAATCGACTCTGGCGGCCACTGCACGCATGAGGTCTACAACTATGTGCGCGAGCGCGTGCGCCAGGGCGTAGTTGCAATCAAGGGCAGCAGCCGGCGCAACAGTCCGGCGGTTGGCAAGGGCAGCAAGGTGGATGTGAACTGGCGCGGCAAGGTGTTGAAGAAGGGTGTGGTGCTCTATCAGTTGGGGACTGACACGATCAAGACCACGCTGTTCGGGAGGCTGCGGCATAACGAAGGCAGCGGCAGCTTGAACTTCGGCATGGCTGCCGATGCTGAGTATTTCAAGCAGCTCACCAGTGAACGGCAGGCGCTGAGATACCACCGGGGGTTTCCGATTCGGGAATGGGTGAAGAAGGCAGGTGATCGAAATGAGGCGCTTGATTGTGCGGTGTATGCCTACGCAGCGTTGTTGATTTATTCGCGCAGGATGAATCAGGCAACGATGTGGGAGCAGTTGCGCCAGCAGTTGGAAGAAGGTAAGAAGGCGCCGCTAAGATCAAGAAAGCAGCCGCCTGCCGCGGTTGGCGCAAGCAGCTTCGTCAGCAACTGGTAGGCCGTGAACATCCCGAGCGAGATCAGAGCAGGCGACACGATCCAGTGGCGGGATGATGCTGGCGTCGACAACTTGGGCAATACGGTCGGCAGCTCGGATTACACGCTGACCTACTACCTGCGGTTCAACGCTGCGAGCGAAGGTGCGACGGTGGTCGGCACTGCGTATGGCACTGGCTGGGAATTCAGCATCGCGGCTGGCACCAGCTCTGGCTTCGATGCTGGCACCTGGTATTGGCAAGCCATTGCGACCAAGACCGGCAGCACGATCACGCTGGGCAGCGGCCAGTCACTGGTCAAGGCAGCGCTGAGCTATTCCGGCAGCCCTGCTGCGCTGGACGGACGGACGCAGGCGCAGAAGGATCTGGATGCAGTGCAGGCTGCGATTCGCACGATCATCAACGGCGGTGTTGCGAAGGAATACACCATTGGTAATCGGAGCCTGAAGAAATACGATCTGGCAGACCTGTTGGCGCTTGAGACGAAGTTGAAGGCGGACGTGAAGCGCGAGCAGAAGGCTCAGCTGATTGCTAATGGTCTGGGCAATCCGTTCAATCTGTTCGTGAGGTTCTGATGGGACTGCGCACCCGGCTGTTCAAGGCAATGGGATTCGAGCCGGTTCGGCCGCGGCAGCGTGCGTACATGGGTGCGCGAGTTAGCCGGCTGACCAGCGACTGGGTGACCAGTGGCACCAGCGCCGACAGCGAGATCAAGTCGAGCTTCAAGGCACTGCGTAATCGTGCGCGGCAGTTGTGCCGGGACAACGATTATGCGAAGCAGGCCTTGCGTGCCATCCAGAACAACGTCATCGGTCACGGCATCCGGCATCAGGGACAGGTGCGGATGCTGCGTGGCGGCCGGCTGGATGAGGCGATGAACGCCCAGATCCATGAGGCGTTCGAGAAGTGGATGAACAAGTATCGCTGTGATGTCAGCGGCCTGCTCGGCTTCCATGACATCGAGCGCCTGGCGGTGCGGAGCTTGGCGGAGAGCGGCGAGATCTTCATCAGGATGATCCGCCGGCCGTTCGGGGACTCGAAGGTGCCGTTCGCGCTGCAGCTGCTGGAGGCGGACTACCTGATTGATGACGATGTGCCGCAGGCCAAGGATGGCAACACGGTGCGGATGGGCATCGAGGTGGATCAATATCTGCGGCCGCAGGCGTACCACTTCTATGCGAACCATCCGGGTGATACTTACGCCGGCAACGCGCGGACGACTGGCCGCCGGATCCGGGTGCCTGCTGATGAGGTGATCCATCTGTTCATCCCTGAGCGGCCTGGCCAGACCAGGGGCGTGACGTGGTTCGCTTCGGCGCTGATGCGGCTGCACATGCTGCAGGGCTATGAGGAGGCCGAGCTGGTGCGTGCGCGGGCGAGCAGTGCGCTGATGGGATTCATCACCAGTCCCGAGGGTGAGCTGACGCCGGATGATGTGTATGAAGGCGAGCGCGTGAGCGAGTTCCAGCCTGGGGTGTTCAAGTATCTGGATCCCGGCCAGACCGTGACGGTGCCCGACATGAATGCACCCGACGGCCAGCTGGAACCATTCACGCGTTCGATGCTGCGTGCTGTGGCTGCTGGTCTGGGCGTGAGCTTCGAGAGCATCAGCAAGAACTTCTCGGAGAGCAACTACAGCAGCAGCCGGTTGAGCCTGCTGGAGGAGCGCGATGCCTATCGCGTGCTGCAGCGGTACATGATTGAGAACTTCCACCAGCCGGTGTTCAACGCATGGCTGGAGATGGCGGTGCTGAGCGGTGCGTTGAACTTGCCTGGTTATGAGAGCAACCCTGATCGTTACCGCGCTAGCAAGTGGGTGCCGCGGAGCTGGGAATGGGTGGATCCACAGAAGGAGGTGGATGCCTACAAGACTGCGGTGCGCTGCGGCTTCAAGACACTTTCGCAGGTGATCGCTGAGCAGGGCGGAGACCTGGATGATGTGCTGCTTGCACGCCAAAGCGAGCTGGCGATGCTGGATGAGCTGAACATCGTGACCGACACCGATCCGAGTGAGGTGACGGAAGGTGGTGCGGTGCAGGCTGCGCGGCCGATGGGCACTGAGCCACCGTTTGAGGAAACCGAGCCGGTGATTGAGGAGGAGGAAAGCTATCCGGAGGAGGAAGGGACTGAAGACCTCAGCGAGCAACTGCAAGAGTGAGGCAATTCTGTGACCGATAGAATCAAGGCATTACAAGAAAGAAGCGCGGTGGACTTAGAGCGCCCCTATCCGAATGAGCACGCTGCTCGGTTGAAGGATCCCGATCAGTACGACTCATTGCGTCGAGAGAACGATGCGGGCGGCTCAGGCATTGATTTCATCTACGGGATCAAGGAAGGCACCAGCGAGATCCAAGCCATCCGCTTCCGTAGTTCGCAGTACACGCCGGCCGAGGCACGGGCGTGGTTGTCTGAGCATGACTTCGATCCGATCGAGTTCGAGGAAGCCACCGGCGATGGTGAGGCTGAGCGTGCTGCACCGGATGAGCTGAAGGAAGGCGACTTCGTGCGCTGGGATTCAAGCGGTGGCACTGCACGCGGACGGATCGAGCATGTGATGCGTGAGGGCACCCTTGGCGTGCCCGACTCCGAGTTCAGCATCAATGCCAGCGCTGAAGATCCTGCTGCACTGATTCGAATCTATAGCGAGGGCGATAGCGGCTGGGAAGCGACCGAGACGCTGGTGGGACATCGGTTCTCGACGCTGACGAAGATCCCGACGCTGCGTGCCATGGAGGGCAAGTACAAGCGCAGCGAGGTTGTCGAGTTTGATTCTGTTGAGGATCGGACCTTCGAGTTTCCATTTAGCTCGGAGTATCCGGTGGCTCGATATTTCGGCAACGAAATCCTGAGCCATGAACCGAAGGCGGCTGATCTTAGTCGCCTAAATGACAGCGCCCCGCTGTTGTTCAACCACAACCCCGACAAAGTGATCGGAGTAGTGGAGCGTGCATATATCGATGGCAAACGCCGGAGAGGTTATGCGCGTGTGCGGTTCAGCCGCAACGCATTCGCTCAGGAAATCTTGAGCGATGTGAAGGATGGCATTCTTCGGAATGTCTCCTTCGGCTACTCCATCGACAAAATGGAGGAGCGTGGCAGTGGCGACTTTGTTGCTACTGCTTGGAGTCCGTATGAGATCTCTGTGGTCTCTGTACCGGCGGACAAAACCGTGGGCATCGGCCGTTCGCTGGAGCCCACTGATGACGCTGCTTCGGCAGCACCAACACCTGATCCCCTTCCTTCAATGGAAAACACCACCCCTGATCTGGCAGTGGTGCGGGCTGAAGCCGCTGAGGCTGAGCGCTCGCGCATCGCTGACATTTCCGCCCTGTGCGATAAGCACGGGATGGCCGACCTCGGCCGGCAGCTGATCGAGTCTGGTCGTTCTATCGACGAAGCTCGCGCGGCTGTTCTGGACAAAATGAACATCCCCCAGGAGCCCGTCAACATGAGCGCCGCTGAAATCGGCCTGAGCGAGAAGGAGAGCCGCAGCTTCTCCTTCCTGCGTGCCATCAACTATCTGTCCAACCCGACCGATCGCTCTGCCCGTGAGGCTGCTGCGTTCGAGATCGAGGCCTCTGAAGCTGCTGCTGCCAAGCTCGGCCGTCAGTCCCGTGGCATCACCGTGCCTCAGGAAGTGCTGCGTCGCGACCTGAACGTGGGCGCTGCTACCGCCGGCGGCAACCTGGTTGCTACCGAGCTGGATGCTGGCTCCTTTATCGACCTGCTCCGCAACGCTTCGGCTCTGGATCAAGCTGGCGCCACCGTGCTGACCGGCCTGACCGGCAACGTGGCTATCCCCCGCCAGTCCGGCGCTGCTAGCGCGTACTGGGTGGCTGAGTCTGGTTCCCCCACCGAGTCCCAGCAGACCGTCGATCAGGTGAGCCTGGTGCCCCGCACCGTGGCTGCCTTCACCGACTTCAGCCGTCGCCTGATGATCCAGTCCTCCATCGATGTGGAGAACATGGTGCGCAACGACCTGGCTCGCGTGATCGCTCTCAAGATCGACGCCGCTGGTCTGTATGGCACCGGCGCTAGCAATGAGCCTCTGGGTCTGAAGAACACCACCGGCATTGGCACCGAGGACTTTGCCGCTGATGCTCCTACCTTCGCTGAGGTGGTGGCACTGGAGAGCGACGTGGCTACCGCCAACGCTCTGCTCGGTTCCCCCGTTTACCTGATGAACGCCGCTATGCGCGGCAACCTGAAGACCACGAAGAAGGACGCCGGCTCCGGCATCTTCATCATGGAGAACGGTGAAGTCAACGGTTATCGCGGTGTGCTGTCCAACCAGGTGGCTTCCGGCGATCTGTGGTTCGGCAACTTCGCTGACCTGATCATTGGCTACTTCTCCGGCCTGGATCTGATGGTGGACCCCTACACCCACAGCACCAGCGGCACCGTCCGCGTTGTGGCGATGCAGGACTGCGACATCGCAATCCGTCATCCTGAGTCCTTCAGCCGCGGCAACAACACCCTCTGATCATGTTGATCAAGGTCCTACGGCAAACAATGCTGGCTGGCCAGGTAGTTCGGTTGGGGGAGGTCCATGAGGCCTCTCCCTCCGACGCCAAGTTCCTGATCGGTATTGGCAAGGCTGTTGAGGTCGCCGACAAGGTGGCCGACCTGGTTGAGACCATTGCTCAACCAACACCCAAACCATCTACCCCTCGACGGAGGGCTAAATCATGACCATCCACAACCTTGGTTCTAAGACCACGGTCCTCGGTCTGCTGCGCAACGACGTTGTGGCTGCTACCGGGACCGGCTCTGCCATTGATCTGCAGGGCTACGAAGGCGACATGGCTGTGCTGCTGGACGCCGAAGCCGGCGGTGCTGGCATCACCTACGCCGTGAAGCTGACCGAATCCGACACCTCCGGTGGTTCTTACACCGACGTGAGCGGCGGCGCCTTCACCACCACCTCCGCCAACACTGCCTCGCTGCAGAAGATCTACGTCAACGTGACTTCCCTAAAGCGCTTTGTGAAGGTCTCTGTGACGGTGGCTGGTGGCTCCGGCGCCGGTGCTGTTGCTGTGCTCGGTCTGGCTTCTGCGAAGTACGGCTGATCATGGCGCTGACGGAGGATCTGGACATCTTCCTGGCGGACTTTGGCGTCAGCTGTACTGCTGGCGCCACTACCGCTAACGGAATCCTGGACATGCCCAGCCAGGTGATCAGCGATGGGATGGTGCTCAGCACCGACTACACGCTGACCGCCAGGACCTCCGCCTTCGGCAGTCTCATCCGCGGCGATTCAATCACTGTGGATGGGACTGCTTACACCGTTCGAGAGACCATGCTTCTCGACGATGGCAAGTTTGTCCAACTCGGGATCCAGAAGACATGAGCGGTCCCTTCAAGGTCAACACTCGCAGCCAGTGGTCAGCGCTGAATCCAGTGCTGATGGCAGGAGAACCTGGCATCGAGAAAGAAACGGACAATTTGAAGATCGGCGACGGCCTGACGCCGTGGAACAAGTTGCCATATCACGGCTGCCCTGGCTATTGGGGATCCTTCTGGGATGAGACCTCACAGGTTGCAGCGGCGACCAATACGGCCTATGCGATCTTGCTGCGCAAGGTTGATCTGGCGAATCGCGGCGTGAAGATCGTCTCAGACAGCCGAATCACGGTTGATCATCCGGGGATCTATAGCTTCACGTTCTCGATTCAGTTCAGTAATAGTGACGCGCAGATCCATGACGTGAACGTCTGGCTGCGCAAGAACGACAGCGGGAGCAGTGGTGATGTGGCTGCAAGCGACAGCAAGTTCAGCATCATCTCCAGCCATGGCGGCGTGGACGGCAATGTGATTGGCACGGTGAACTTTGTGCTGGGTCTGGTGGCTGGTGACTACATCGAGCTGATGTGGATGACCAGCAACGTCGCTGCGTATATCCACGCCGAGGCGGCTTCTGGTAGCCCTGCGCATCCGAGCATCCCTGGCATCATTTGCACAGTGGTGCAGGTGGCTTCGGTATGACGACACGGCGTGAGTCGATCCTGGCCAGGATCCGCACCAACCTGACCGATACCACTGGTGTCGGCACTCGGATCTACCGCAGCCGGGTCGAACCGCTGGCTCGCGGCGAACTGCCAGCGCTTGTCGTTGAACCGATCAATGATGTCTGCGTGCAGCTAACCAGTGCGCCGACGCTGGACTGGAGCTTGACGGTGCGGGTTGCGGTGATCGTGCGCGGGAATATCCCTGACCAAGTTGCTGATCCGATCATTGAATCACTGCACGCAAAGATCATGGCCGATCTCACCTGCAATGGTTTCGCCTATGACGTGCAGCCGACTGGGGTTAGCTTTGATTTGCAGGAAGCAGATCAGCCATCTGGTGTGATCTCCTGCGACTTCGTGGTGAAGTATCGAACTCAGGTGGCTAATTTGGCTCAGAGTCCGTAGTAGCTACGATGATGGACGAATACCAAGGCCAGGGCGGCAGCTATCTGGTCGACAAGAAAACCGGCAAGCGCAAGCTCGTCCACCGGACTCAGCCGGCTCCCCATCCAACACCCGAGGTAGCCACCAATGGCCTCAGTTCTGACACGCCGGCGCTTGATTCTGGCGAAGATTGAATCGACCTACGGCACGGATTCCACTCCGACCGGCGCTAGCAATGCGATCCTGGTTCGGAACCTGGAGATTCAGCCACTGGTCGCCGAGACTGTGAACCGCGATCTGGTTCGCCCTTACATGGGGCAGGCCGATCAATTGCTGGCACAGACTCGCGTTGAGGTGAGCTTCGAGGTTGAACTGGCTGGCTCTGGTACTGCTGGCACTGCCCCGGCCTACGGTCCGGTGCTGCGTAGCTGCGGCTTGAGCGAGACGCTGGTCACCAGCACCAGCGCCACCTACGCACCCGAGAGCAGCGGCTTCGAGAGCGTCACCATTTACTACCACGAAGATGGGATTCGCCATAAGGTGACCGGCTGCCGCGGCACCTTTGAGATCACTGGAGAGGTTGGCCAGGTGCCCGTGATCGCCTTCACCATGACGGGCATTTACAACGCCCCGACTGACGAAACCCTGCCGACTCCTACCTACGCCAACCAGGCCACCCCGCTGATCTTCAAGCAGGGCAACACCACCAACTTCTCCGCCTTCTCCTACAGCGGCTGCCTGCAGTCCTACAACTTCAGCATCGCCAATGATGTGATCTACCGCGAGCTGGTGGGTTGCACCAAGGAGATCATGATCACCAACCGCGCCCCCAGCGGCACGATCGTGATCGAAGCTCCGACCATCACGGCCAAGGACTTCTTCACCATTGCCACCGGCAGCAGCACTGGCAGCATCACCTTCCAGCACGGCACCACCGGCGGGAACATCTGCACGGTGACCACTGCTCAGTCCGACCTGGGCAACCTGACCTACAGCGATCAGGACGGGGTGCAGATGCTGAACATGCCGTTCATTGCAGTTCCGACCAGTTCGGGCAATGATGAGCTGAGTCTTGTTTTCACCTGACCTTGGCTTTTGTACTGAAGCAGTCGGACACCTACAGCTGGCCGATTGCCTTTGATATCCCCGTCGACGGTGGCCGTATGCAACGGCAAACCTTCGATGGGGAGTTTCGTCGGTTGAGCCAGTCTCGGATCACTGAGATCGGCCAGCAGATCAAATCTGAAGAAATCACTGACGCTGACTTGGCGGCTGAGGTGCTGGTCGGCTGGTCTGGTGTGACCGATGGCGATGGCAAGGATGTGCCCTTCAGCCAGAAGGCGCTAGAGCAACTGCTCGATGTGCCGATGTTGGCGAGTGCCATCACGGTTTCTTACTTCGAGAGCCTGCAGGGGGCTAAGCGAAAAAACTGATGGAGGCCGCTGAGCATTGGGCAGGCGGTGGCGTTGTAGACGAAACCGCCGACGATGCCGCGGCCTTTGGCCTTCCGTTGCCGGAGTTGCCACAACCGCCGGATGAGGATTTTGGAATCTGGCCGGAGAACTGGCCGGTGGTCGAGATGTTCCTGCGGGTCCAAACGCAATGGCGCACCACGATGAGTGGCGTGATTGGTTTGGACTATGCAGCGGTGCGTTGGCTGTTTAAGCTGTATGACGTAGAGGAACCGCGTGCGCTGCTGGAGGATCTTCAGGTGATGGAGGCCGCAGCGATGTCGGTGATCAATAAGCAGGGGGCATAGCCATGAATATGGATGCTGTGCTCAAGATCACCGCGAGTGTGGCAGGTGAGAACAATATCCGGCGGCTCGGCAACTCCATGCAGGGGTTGGAGGGCAGGATCAAGAATGCAAGCCTAGCCACCAACATTCTCTACACCGGCCTCAAGAGTCTTGCCGCTGTTGCCGTTACCGGCGGCGTTGTGGCAATGGCCAAGAGCGCGATTGATCTTGCCGACAACATGCGCGACCTATCGCAGCGCACTGGCGTCGGCATCGAGACACTTGGCCAGTTCAAGGTGGCAGCCGAGCTGAGTGGCACCAGTCTTGAGGGCGTCGCCAAGGGGTTGACGCTGCTGAACAAGAACATGGTTGCCGCGGCCACTGGTGGTGAAGGCGCAGCAGCTGCATTCAAAACAATCGGCGTGGCTACCACTGAGGTGGATGGCACGCTGCGGAAAGCCGATAAGGTGTTCCTCGATGTTGCCGATCGCTTTGCCGCGATGCGCGATGGTCCTGAAAAGGCCGCGCTGGCAATGAAGATCTTCGGCAAATCTGGCGCCGAACTGATCCCGATCTTGAATCTGGGTAGCAAAGAGATCCAGCGCTTCGGCCTGGGCATCGGTCCAGACTTTGCTAACAAGGCCGACGCCTTCAATGATTCGCTGGGGATCATGAAGGCGCAGGTGACTGTGCTCACCGTGCAGATCGGCTCGGCTTTGCTGCCTGTGCTCAGCGGTCTGGTGACTGTGGTCGCGCAGGGCGTCACCTTTGTCGGCAATCTTGCAGCTGAGTTCTACAAGGCGATCGGTGGTGCGGCTGGGTTGCAGCAGATCGCTGCCACATTGATCAAGACGATGGTGGTTTTGGGCAGTGTGACTGCTGGGGTCTTCATCGCCACCAATGTGACCACCTTCGCAACGGCGCTGCGCGGTGTGCTTACAGTGCTGCGCCCGATGGTGATCCTGCAGCGCACGCTGCTTGCGATCGAGACTGCTCGCGCTTCGGTATTGGGTGTGATCGCTGCACTGCAGACTCCTGGACCTGCGCAGACAAAAGCGATCGCTGCCGTTGCTGCTGGCACGCTTGGCACCTTCGCGTTGGTTGCTGGTGTCGGCAAGATGATCGACGATCTCACCAAGCGGATCGGCGACACGCTGGGCAAGGGATTGCAGATGCCCAACATCCCGACGCCTGCGCCCGGCGCAACGCCGGATCTGACTGGCCTGCGGACTGGTGATGGCGGCAAGCAGAAAGCAAAGGATGAAGCCGCACGCCGAAAGGAAGCATTGCTGGCTTCGCAGGAAGCGTTAAAGCAATCGAGGGGCGAACTTGCTGTCACTCGTGAAACCAACCCAGTCAAGAAGATTGCGCTGGATTATGAGGAGAAGCGCCGCGCTTTGATTGCTGCATCTGATAAGGCCTTTCGTGAAGCCTTGAGTGGTGAGCAACAGGCAAACATCCAGCGGAAGCTCTCCATCGATCTGCGTAAACTCGAAATCCAAGGGATCAATGAAGGCACTCAAGCCTTTAAGGACTTCTATGGCGCTGGCTTCGAAGCCGGAATGAGCGGTGAACTGTTTTACGTCTCAGTCGAAAAGACAACCAGCGCGATGCAGGATTTTAATCTTGGCATCACTGGTTATATCGAAAGCATCGGAACGCTAGGCACCAACCTGAGCAACCTGGCTCAAAGCGGATTCAAGGGTTTGGAGGATGCAATCGTCAGCATGACGACTACTGGCACATTCAACTTCCAACAGTTTGCGCTTTCGATCGTCGAGGAAACCACTCGCATGGTGACTCGGTTGTTGGTTATTGCTCCAATGCTGTCATTTATTCAGAGCCTGCTGCCAGGTGGCGGTGGCGGCCTTGGTGGTTTATTCAAGAGTCTTGGTGGTTTGAATCCATCTGTTGGTTTCGGATCAGGCATCACTGGCTTCGCCAATGGCGGTGTTGTGAATCGCCCAATGATGTTTGCCTACGCCAATGGTGGGACAGGTCAGTTCGGCTTGGCTGGCGAGGCCGGACCGGAGGCAATCATGCCCCTGCGCCGCGGCCGTGACGGGCGACTGGGCGTTCAATCCGCTGGTGGTGGTGCCGTGAATGTGACGGTAAATGTCGATGCCAGCGGCACTCAAGCGCAGGGCAACAATCCGAAGGCCAATGCTTTTGGCAAAGCCATCTCGGCTGCTGTGCAAGCTGAGATCATCCGACAGAAACGTCCAGGAGGCGCACTGAGCTAATGGCCACCTTCACCTATACCCCTAGTTTCAGTGCTGATCTAGAGGAGAAACCTCTAGTCCAGCGCATTCAGTTTGGCGATGGCTACGAACAGCGCGTAGCCTTTGGCATCAATACGCAGCCTAAAATCTGGAGCCTGCGTTTCAATAATCGTAACGACACTGAGCGCGATAACATCCTTACCTTCTTGCGTGCAAGGGGTGGTGTCGAGGCTTTCGACTGGACTGATCCCAATGGCTACGCCGGTAAATGGGTTTGCGACCAGTGGAACACAAGCCAGATCAGTTGCAACTTTAACGAAATAACTGCAACGTTCCGACAGGTGTTTGAGGCATGACGACGCCTACGTCAATCCAGCAGCAGATCCAATCGCTGGAACCATCAGCGGTTATTGAACTGTTTCAACTGCAACTGACTGCCGCCGTCAACGGCATCGACACCACGTTCTACTACCACGCTGGCACCAACGGCTTGACCGCCAATGTGGTGTTTGCCGGCATCACCTACACAGCAGCGCCGATTGAAGTCGACGGTTTTGAGCTGAACTCCAAGGGCACGTTGCCACGTCCAACCATGCGGATCGCCAACGTCACTGGCGCCATTTCCGCCCTGCTGCTGGCGTACAACCCGTTGCAGGCAAAGGTCACCCGCATTCGCACCTGCAAGAAATTCTTGGATGGCGTCAACTTTACTGGTGGCACCAACCCGACCGCTGATCCGACTGCCAAGTTTGAAGATCAGATCTGGTACATCGACCGCGTATCCAAGGAGAACATTCAGCTCGTTGAGTTTGAATTAACCAGCAAGCTGGATCTCACCAACCTGCAACTGCCCGGTCGTCAAGTTCAGGATTATTGCCCGTGGGTTTATCGCGGCGCAGAGTGCGGCTACACGGGCGGCAGTTACTTTGACGTGAACGACAACGCCACCAGCGCGGCTAACGATGTATGCGGCAAGCGGTTCAATAGCTGCAAGATCCGCTTCGACACCCTTGGCGTTTCCGACTATCCGCATGGCGGTTACCCTGGCTCCCGCATCCAAACTTGACGCCGAAGCCCACGCCCGTGAGGTTGCGCCATGGGAAGCGTGCGGTCTACTGGTACAGGTCGGCGCTGAGCAGAAATACTTACGGTGCCGCAATTTGTGCGAAAAACCAGAGCAGCACTTTGTCCTTGATCCGCGAGACTACCTGCGGGCAACACTGAGCGGAACCATTGTCGCCATCATCCACAGCCACCCCGAAGGACAGGACGCCAGCGAACTGGACCGCAAAGCCTGCCAGCAAAGCAAGCTGCCCTGGCTCATCTACCAACTGCCGCAGGACAAATGGCTGACCATCAACAACTGATCGGCAAGCCCTGGATCTACGGCGAGCAGGACTGCTACACGATGGTGCGGTCGTACTTCCAGTTGCAGGGGATCGACCTACCGGACTTTGAGCGCCCGGACGACCTT